ATGGGCGGGCAAGCGGGTCACGGTGATCCTGCTGGACCCGCCCGGTGATCCCCCTCTTTTGTGATACTACGGCACTACTTGTCTCTATGCTTTGATGGAGTGCGGAGATACCAAGTACAACAATTTTATACCCTGACGACCTCTCTCGATCATGGAGCGTAGCGATACTGAACCTTACCTCGCGAAGAAGGTCGGCTCCGGGCTCATCACCCAGTCCGATGCAGACCTCATCCTCGAACACCTCTACGAGCGGCAGGCACAACGGGGGATCTCCGACGAGACCGTGCGGACCTCCGCGTCGTATATCGCACTCCTCCGGGATCATACTCCGGAGTTTGAGCAATGCACGACTGCGGACGTGATGAAAGCGGTCGCAGCGATCCGGCGGCTGCACCTGCGCCCGAACACGGAGCGGAAGTATATCCTCCACATCAAGCAGTTCTTCGCGTGGCTCGACGAGCGCGGCATCGCAGAGATCGATATCTCGAAGATTGACAAGGTGAAGGCCCCCCCTGCTGAATGGGTCACGAAGACCCCCGAGCAGATGCTCACGATCAATGAGGTGCAGCGGATCATAGGGGCATGCCGCAACTCGCGTGACCGCGCCATGCTCGCTGTGCTTTATGAGGGCGCGCTCCGGCCGATCGAGATCACTAAGATGAACTGGAAGCAGATCGAGTTCGACCGCTACGGCGCGAAACTCACCACGGATGGAAAGACCGGGAAGCGTCGCCACATCCGCCTGCTCATGTCGGCCCAATACCTCGCGGTATGGCAGGCAGATTACCCGGGCGGGGCATCTCCCGATGCACCGATATTCGTGCGGTTGCGTGGCTCGCCAGCGAAGATGACCCGGGGGGCGATGCGGAAAGTTATCGAGCGGGCCGCGAAGCGCGCGGGCGTCGAGAAGCCGATCCACCCCTATCTCTTCCGGCACTCACGGATCACCCATTGGGTTGAGACCGGACTCAGCGAGAGTGTCATAAAATTGCAGTCCTGGGGGGACCTCAAATCCCCGATGCTCGCGACCTACGCGCACGTATCTGATGCAGCAATCGATAAAGCGGTGCTGGAGCACGCAGGGATTCGTCGGCGCGAAGAGAGGCGAGAAGAGCCTAAACCCGTCCAGTGCCCGCAGTGCGACACCGTCAACGCGCCGAATAGTCCCGCGTGTTATGTCTGCGGCTGCCCGCTCACCCGTGGCGCGAAGTATACCGTGGAGATGCTGCTCGCAGCAATGCTGAAGGAGTACCCGGAAGTTGCTGACGCGCTGATGCAGGCGGCCGAAGGGAAATTAACTCAAGATCGAACAGCCGTTGGCGAATAAGGTCCCGCGCCGCGTCGGAGCGGAGGAAGGGCAGGAGATCATTGTGGTCCATGTATGAGGATTACCCCCGCCCTCAATAAAACTCTTTCCGACGCGCGGCGCGAAAATGAACGCGCTCGCCTAAAGGGGTCGTAATTTTCCAAGTTACTGAATCACCAGACCTCACGGTTTATTTTCCGGATCTGCTCACGGAGCACGTCATCCGCTACCCCGCTCGTAAGCAGCTCATAGAGAGCGACCTTCAGGTGATCCACCTCATCTATATCCTCAAACGATTTTGTAACCACATACCGCACGTAATCCGCACGGCTAGAAAACTCACCCGAATTGACTTTCATGTCGATCCTGCGGACGACTTCCGGGGGAAACCGGATCTGGACAGGGACAGATGCCCCATTCTCTACCATGCACTCTCATTCCGCGCGGGGTACATATATATGTTTTTGAGGTACTCTGCACTGCATCAGTAAACCAATAACTATTTTTTCCTCGCTTAAACTCACCAAACTCAACACATAATACAGGTTTTAGTTTACAATTAGGTGAATTTGTTTACAAAAATATATATACACTGCAACCATATGCATGTATAGAGGAGTCACAAGGACATGCAGCATAAGAAACTGATCACAATGAACCCGCGACGAAAGGCCGTCATTGAGAAAATGGTCAGTTCTGGATACGCGAAGAACGAGCAGGACGCCGTGATGCGATGCATCGACCTCGCGGCAACGGAACTCCTCAAGGGAGTAGACCTATGATCGAGACATGCCGATGGGCGGTCGAGGCCGTCCGAAAGGAGGGGAATCCGTTTTGGGTTGCGCTCCTCAATCGAGCAGAGCGAGACGGAAAAATCGTCTATGTAGAGGATAAGGAATGCAAGACAACTGTATAAACCCAGATAACGCCCGGGATTTCAGAGGCGCCAACCATCAGATCCCCGCGGGCGTTAACCAGAGTACCGTTTTCGAGAGCATTATCATTTCGGATCGCGAGCACCTGCCGAGCGAGGCCGGTCTTCCCGGGCGCGTCGACCGTGTGGCGGCCTGCCGGTCATGCGGCACGCCGACCGCGAGCAGCGACGGGATCTGCCGAGACTGCGCGGACGCGATGCGCGAGGAGCGAGCCGCGACTCTGCGTGAGCAATGCCGGATCCACCGGGTGCGGTACGTCGAGGACCTCCCGGTCTCCGTGCTCGAAGAGATGCAGCGGGGGCGGTGCTGATGGCCCGCGAAACGTGCACCTCGCAGGACACCGATCGCATCCGCGACCTCGAGATCGCTCTCTTCCGCCTGGAGACTCGTCGGACTGCCGTCGATGAGCGGCTGCGTGAGATCACGAAGGAGAAGAGCCGGTACATCGAGGAGAAGTATCTGGCGGAGAAACCGCCGGAACTCTCGAACGCCGCGAAGCGGGCGGATGCCGCTGATGCCCTGGTCCGAGACGACCCGGAGGCGCAGGCCCTCGCCAAGACCCGCGACGACCTCGACATCGAGATCCGCTGCACGCAGATCGATCTCTCGTTTGAGCGCCGGCAGTTCCGGCGGCAGTATGCAGACGCGCTCCTTGCCGCGGCCGGGCTGCCTCCGGTGATGGGGGGGGCGGAATGATCGACACGATCGAACTCACCACCACCGCGACATACAACGAGAAGGCTGAGATGTGGATTGCCGATGTCAAGGGCTACCCGGTCACCGGTCGAGGCGAGAGCCCCGACGAGGCAGTGATGGACGCCCGCGACAAACTCCAGACGTTTTTCCTGTCGATGGCCGGGCGGCGCTACGTCTCCGTGGAGTGCTCCCCCATCTCGCTCAAGGCAGAGTTAGAGGTCAGGATCGAGTCCGACCGGGGCACGTCGCTCTCAGAGTTCGGGCTCGACCTCAGCCGCGAGGAGCAGGAGGGATCGGAATGATCCCCGCTCTCCCCTGCGGCACCTTCGCAGACTCTGAGACTCCCGCAGGCGCGTTCTACATCGCCGCGTTCGAGGATTCCGACTCCCCCCACCATGTCGGGGAGTATCGGATCGAGACCGTGATCCGGGCGCTCCAAGCGCTCAAGGCGTGCGGCTACGACGACGTCGAGGTCGGCTGCATCGAGCATGACTCGCTCACGCACCTGACCCTGATCGGACTCGATGGCGAGGCACGGTTCGGCGACCGGCAGCTCGGGTGCGTCGCGGTACTCCCTGTGGGGGTGGAGTAGATGTCCGATCTACCCGCGACCACGAGTACTGCGGTTCCGGCGGCATACGATCGCGAGAAACTCCAGCTCATCCGCGATATGTGTGCGAAGGGGGCGACCGACAACGAGTTCCTTGTCATGATGGAACTCGCCAACCGCTACCAACTCGACCCCTTCAGCAAGCAGATCTGGCTCGTCAAGTATGGGGACTCTCCGGCTCAAATCTTCTGCGGCAGGGACGGCTACCTCGCTATCGCCCACCGCTCCGGCGTGTTCGACGGGATGGATGCGGGCGCGGACAAGGATGCCGAGGGGCAGCTCTACGGGTGGTGCAAGGTCTGGCGCAAGGATATGTCGCACCCCTTCGAGGTCCGCGTCTATGCGTCCGAGTACAGCACCGGCAAGAACCTCTGGAAGGACAAGCCCCGGACCATGATCCAGAAGGTCGCCGAGGCACAGTGCCTCCGCAGAGCGTTCAGCATCTCCGGCCTCTACAGCCCAGAGGAGATCGATACCGGCGATCGACCGGAACCCCGCCTCATCGGCGAGGTGCCGCCCGCGACCCCGACGGCCTGCGAGGTCTGCGGGATCCCGGTGCCGGAGGAGATCCGGGAGAAGACCAAGCAGCACACGCCCCGGGTGCTGTGCGTCGAGCACTTTGGCGAGTGGTGGAACTCGCGGACGGAGGTGAGCAAATGACCTCCCCAAAATCCGTCTCCTGGTCGGCGCTCGTCAACGTCGGCAACAACGAGTCAATCGCGCTCACGGTCTCCGGCGAGGCAGCGAACCCCGACGAGGCGCGGGACATCTTCGCGTTTGCCTGCGGGCAGCTCCTCGGCGTCGCGAACTCGGCCGACGAGGATACGGCGCCCATGATCCGGGCATACGTCTCCCGGCTCGTCCAGACCAAGGAAGCGCGGCCGGTAGTACAGGAAGCACCCGCTCCGGCGCCGGAAAAGGAGCCGTGGGAGCCGAAGATCACCAAGCCGTCGTACGACAAGATGCAGGAGGAGCGCAAGAGCGCCCCCACGCCTCCGTCAAGGGTGCCGACTGCCAAGGAGCAAGCAGCCGCCGCCGTTGCACAGATCATCAAACCGCCCGCTGCAGCAACTAAATCGGAGGCCTCTGACCCATACGACCTCGTGATCTGCGAGCGGTGCGGTGCGGAAACGACCAAGGCACAGGCGAAACTCTCGCAGTTGTTCATGAGCAAAACGCTCTGTAAAAAGTGCATGGATTCTCCGGGGGGATCAGCATGACCGAGAAGAACCCCCTCCGGATCGAGTTCGGCTGTCTCGCAGACCCTCTTGAGGATCAACTTCAGGGGCAGGGATACCACATCCCCGACCCTATTAGCGTCAAGAGATTATCTGCGGTGATGCACTCGCTCAACGTCGTATATATCCACGGGTTGATCTCAGACAGTGCGCGCTCCAGGGCCCTGAAAAAACTGATGAAAATGATCTGCGAGGCGGCGCGATCTCTGGAGGGATCGGCGTGATCATCGTCATTGCAGACGTCGATGAGATCGCGGCACTGCTCGGGGTGACCGTGCAGCAGGAACCCGAGATCGTCCGGCCGCAGATGAGCGGCCCGTGTGTGCATTACGAGGACGGCACCCCCTATCGGTGCACCTACCCCTACGGCGACGGGTGCCCGCACCTCGACAACCCCGAGATCCTCTGCCCCGTCAAGGATGCCTGCTACGCGATGCGTGAGGCCGCCCGGATGCAGGAGGCCTGCGAGGTGGAGCAAACCGAGCAGGACACCGATATGACGGCCGAGGAGACGGTCTACGAGACTACCGCGCCCGAGTGGGTGGAGCCGGACAACGCCGTCCCGCATCCGACGTTCCGCCCCGGCGACAGGGTGCGGATCGTGCACCCGCTGCACCGAGGGCATACCGGCGAGATTGTACGGTATTTCCCGGCGACGGAGAACTACCTCGTCGCGATCGACGGGCTGCCCGACAAGATCGTCCTCGCCGACGAGCAGATGGAGGGGGTCTGAGTGGCGACGGATCTCATCGAGACACGCCGGCAGCACCTCACGGCAGATGTCGAGCGGTGTAAAGCCTGCGGTGACCGGCAGGGGCTGGCTGATGCCTCTGCGTCGCTCCGTATCCTTGGGTATCTCTGCGACGAGGAGGTGCAGGTGTGAGTCATCCTCACCCTTGTATCGGCTGCCGGGCATACGAGCGGGCGTTCTCGTGGCCAAGGGGGGTGAGCGCATGAGCGACCCGCTCAACGACATCCTTGTCGAGTGCGCGAGGATGCGCGGATCCTATCCCCTGATGCACCGGACGCTCAACGAGTTCGCATGGTTCTGCTCCTGCGCGATATGGGGGGCCGGTCCGCTCATCGACGGCGAGATCGCCACGGCTGAGGCTGACGGCGATGAGGCCCTCGCAGGGTTCCTCAAAGACCGCCGGGACACAGAGAATGGGATTCGGGACAGATTCAACGACCGTTACAAATACGGGGCGGACGAACTGATCCGGTTCGCCGAAGCGTTCCGGATCTACTGCCGCGAGCAGTATGGCGATGAGGAGGTGGGCGCATGACCCGCCCGATCCTCTACATCTCCGGCCCCTACTCCGCCGGGAACGGGCGCACGGTCGCGGAGAATATCGCCGTCGCCCGATCGTATGCGGTCGCGGCGGCGCGGAAGGGCTGGATGCCGTTTACACCACACCTCAACACGGCGCACTTTGAGATCAACTGTCCCGAGATCTCCAACGACGACTGGATCGAGGGCGACCTCGCGATCCTCCGGCTCCTGCCCCGGGCGCGCGCAGCGGTGCTGCTGCTGCCGGGATGGGAGCAGAGCAAGGGCGCGCGGCTTGAGCGCGATTGGGCGATCCACCTCAATCTAGAGGTCTTCGACCCGCCCGCGACACCGTGGGATATCCCGCCCGCGAGCATCTACGGCGAGTGCCGATACTACCGCCAGGTGCATTACGAATGCGACAGCCGGGATACATGCAGCAGGTCGCGCCACCGGGATCGTTGCCCCTCGGGCGCGACCTGCCCGATCCGGAGGCGGTGCCGGTGATGCTGGCATACGACGCTCTACGGGAAGAGTTGGCTGCCCTCGCAGCGTCCGGGCGCCCGGTGCCGACACAGGTGACGAAAACTACCCTTTCTGATTTTACTGGAGGATGCACGAATGACCCCTGACTTCACCATTGACCCAGAGTTCCGGGACTGGATTATCCCGCTAACCGCCGAAGAGTTTTCTCAGTTAAACCAGAACCTCATCGAGGACGGGTGCCGCGACCCGCTCGTCGTGTGGCGGCAGAACGGTGTGGCCGTGCTGGTCGATGGGCATCACCGCTATACGATCTGCAAGGCCAACAACATCCCGTTCCGCGTCGAGGAGCGACAGTTCTCCTCCCGCGAAGAGGCCAAGAACTGGATAATTTTGAACCAACTCGGGCGACGGAACATCTCCCCGGCACAGAGGGCATACCTGATCGGGAAGATCTACCGGGAGACGAAGAAAGCGCCAAGCGGGAGAGCAGATCGCGAATTTGGGGAGGAAACAATTTCCTCCCCAAAAACCGCTGAGCGCATCGCCGAGCAGTTCAATGTCTCAGACCGGACCGTCAAGAACGCCGAGAAGTTCGCCGACGCCGTCGACACGATCGCCAGCACATACGGCGACGAGGCAAAACAGAAGATCCTGAGCGGCGCGACGAAGCTTCCGCAGAAGGCGATCACGGAGACTGCGAAGCAGCTCTATACCAGCGAGACCCCGGAGTGGTATACCCCGGAGATCATCATCGAGTCCGTCCTCGAACTCTTCGGGGCGATCGACCTTGACCCGTGCAGCAACGGGAAGGGCGCCGACGCGAACGTGCCGGCGAAGGAGCACTATACTCGCGAAGACGACGGGCTCTCCAGGGCATGGCACGGCAAAGTCTACATGAACCCGCCATACGGTCGCGAGGTGGCGCAGTGGGTCGAGAAGGTCTCTGCCGAGTATCAGGCCGGCAACATATCTGAAGCAATCATCTTGATTGCCGCTCGGACGGATACGCGGTGGTTCAACTTGCTTGTCAATTACGGCGCGATGTGGTGCGCCGTCGAGGGGCGGCTCCTCTTCTCAACTCCTGGGATGAAGACCTCTAACTCGGCGCCGTTCCCGTCTGCGATCTTCTATCTCGGAGACCACGAGCAGGACTTTTATCACTGCTTCAAGCACCACGGCCCGATCTACCGGGCGATCGAGGAGGAGGAGATGATGCAGTATGACTGACGGCACCCGGGCAAACCAGACTGGTCAGCGGGCCGAGCGAGTAATCGCATGTATGCTTCGTGAGCGAGGATACTCGTTCGAGAGGCAGGCGTATCTCGGCAAGAGCATCTATAGCCACAAGTTGTACTGCGACTTCTTTGTTTCCAATATCCCTGAGTTTCCCGGCGGCCTCATCATCGAGTCAAAGTGGCAGGGGAGCGGGGGCTCCGCCGACGAGAAATTCCCCTATCTGGTCGAGAACGTCCGGCAGGTGTTTCCGTGCCCTGCTGTGATTGTCATTGCGGGAGGGGGGCACAAGCCCGGGGCAGTGGCCTGGCTGAAGGCACAAGTGGATGGCGAAAAAGTGTTCGCAGTCCTCAACCTCGAAGAATTCCTGTGCTGGATGAACAAGGGTCTATCGGACCCGGTATGTTCATCAGAGGGATACTGCACCGGGCTGGCGGTCTGAATGAGGTTCCTGTGGTTCCTCCTCGGGTTCCTGCTCGGGGTCGTGGTGACGGCGCTCGGGCTGCTCTGGCTCGCGGCGATGGCGGTGGTCGCGTGACGCGGCGCCGTCTTCGTCCGAAGATCCGGGCGGCGCTCATGGAGGTTGAGTCGGCGACCCTTCGCCGCAAGGAGCTCTCGATCCTAAACGCGAGATGCCCAATATGCGACGCGCCCCTCTCCCAGAGCATGAGTGGCGAGAAGCACCTCCTCTATCATTTCGATTGCCGGGAGTGTGGGGCATGGGCGATCATTGGGGCGGCAGGTATCCGGGAGGCGATCCTCGGGTCTGCCGACCCGGATGACGGAGACGACACTGTACACAGGAGCGGGTTCCTGTATCTCTGGTTCAACGCGGAGACCGGGCGCCTCGTCCCCTGCCCGACGGACGACGCATACCGGCGCCGGAAGGAGTTCCTGGCTCGCAAAGCGGCGGGGGTCGCGTGAGCGATGACTACGTTCCCGCCCGGATCCTGGGCGGGGTGCGGCCGTCCGCGCGGGACTGTTTCGGCTGCCAGGATGTTGAGATTCGCCAGTATCGCGACCGGAAGATCCGGGTCTGCGGGGTGTCCGGGACGACGTTCCGGCAGACCGCGACGTGCCCGAAGATGACGACGACGCGCCCGGAAATGGCGTCAATTTCAGGAGGCGATTATCAGTGAGTGCAAGCAATCAAGGACTGGCAGCGTTCGGCGTCGCTCCGGAGTGCGGGACCGCCTACCTCCTCGACCGGGAGATCGCCCGGATCGTCGGCGAGGGGGGGGCGGGGCCCATTCGTGCCGTGGTGCGGGCCTGGGACCCTGTGGCTCCTGGACGATACACGGTCGTTACGTCAAGCGATGCCGATCCAGGAGACTTACTGGAATGGCAGCGGTTCAAGGCGTATAATCAGTACTGGGTGATCGGCAATGAGTGAGCCGATGACCTGGTATCGGGGACATATGATCCCGCGCTCGGAATACGAGCGGATCAAGGCGGGGGAAGCGCCCGTCAATGCGGGGAAGGGGGTCGCGGAGGTCGCGGCAGCAAGCGCCCTCTCTGTGGACCATGATCCGTGTAAGGTGGCCCGGTGTGATGTAAATGGTAAACAGAGCGAAGCGCCCCCGGTGGCGCCGGAATGTGTGGAGAGCATGGTTCCCGATGGAGATGATTCAAGAGAGCCTACAGGAAGGGCGGCTGCACCGGATGGTTCTAGTGCGACTGCCGACGATCTTCTGAGATCAATCATCCCGGAGCAGCTCCGCGACTGCCGGTTCATCCTCGTAAAGCCGAAGGATAAGCCGGCGATCGAGCGAGGCTGGCAGACGACGGCGAATTATGCGTATGATGATCCCCGGCTCCTGGCACACATCGCGGCCGGCGGGAACTACGGCGTGATGCCAGATGGAGGAGTCTGTATCCTCGACGCAGACAAGACCGACCGCCTCATGGAGATGGGCATGCTTGACCGGCTCCTCGACACGTTCGTCGTCCGGACCGGGAGAAAGGATGGGTTCGGTTCGCACTTCTATCTCCGGTGCCCGGACGCGCCGGCGGAGAAGTTTATCCTTCGCGACCCTGAGACCCGAGAGGACCTCGGCGACCTGCGCGGGAGTGGTCATCCGTCGTTCTGCGTGGGACCGGGCTCCATCCATCCCTCTGGCGGACGCTACGAGATTGCGAACGATGCGCCGCTGCTGGAGATCCCGTGGGCGGAGCTGAAGGCGCTGGTCGTCGACCCGTGCACGCCCCCACAGCGGGAGATTACGGTCCCCCGCATCCCGCGGACGCCCCGGAGCATCACGATCTCGGACGCGCTCGACCTGCGGGTGACAGACTTCCTGATGCCCCAGAACCCGACCGTCCGGGACACCGGGGAGATCGAGGGCGTGCACCCGGTGCACGGGTCCGAGACCGGCACGAACCTGACGATATCGGCCGATAATCAAGAGTGGTGGTGTCGTCGCCACGAGACTGGAGGCGGGCCGCTGGAGGCCCTCGCGGTCGCTGAGAAGATCATCGATTGCGCGGATGCCTGTCCCGGATGCCTGCAAGGGTATTGGCCGGCTGTCTTCGATGCACTGGAGGCCAGGGGCTACGGCGAGCAGATCAAGGAGTGGGAGTGGGAGCGCGGGAAGCGTGAGGTGCCTGCACCTGTCACCAGTAAGGCTGCCGAGCCGCCGGCGGACGAGGTCCCGGAGGTCAAGGTCATCCGGCCGACGATCGTCCTGACGAACCGCCACATGCACGAGGTGACAGCCGATGCCATCCGAGCACTCACGGAGGCGAACGACCCCCCGACAATGTTCCGTCGCGCTGCCGGCCCGGTCAGGGTGGAGCGGGACGAGTATGCCCGCCCGACGATCCGGCCGCTTACGGAGCACGGGCTCCGTGGAGTCATGGACCGTGTGGCAGTCTGGATCTCGATGAAGGTCGAGAAGGGCGGAACCATTCGGGAACGGCCGGAGTATCCGCCGATCTCGATTGTGCGCGACGTGCTGAACCGGCCGGATACTGATTGGCCGCTGCCGCCGCTGCACGGGATCGCGAAGAGCCCGATCCTGCACCTGGACGGGACGATCCGTGTCGTGGAAGGATACGACCCAGTCACGTGCATGTATCTCGCCCCGGAGCCGGGGTTCGTGCTCGGCGAGGTGCCGGACGACCCGACCCCTGAAGACGTCGAGGCGGCGAAGGCTGTGCTCCTTGAGATCTATTGCGATTTTCCGTGGGTGGATCCGGCGAGCCGGTGGAACGCCGTCGGGGCGATCCTCACGGGGATCTTCCGGCCGATCATCGCCGGCCCGGTGCCGTGCTGGATGCTGGTGAAACCGCAGGCCGGGACCGGGGCCTCGCTCGCGCAGGGTGCGACGTATGCCGCGATCACCGGAGAAACTCCACCAGCGTCCGTGACGCCGAAAAGCCCGGAAGAGTGGGAGAAGCGTGTTCTCTCAACGCTCATGTCGGGAGCCCCGGTCCACATCTGGGATAATCTTGAGGGGAGTTTCAGATCGGACGTCTTGGCGGCGCTCCTGACAGCATGGGAGTGGAAGGGCCGGGTGCTCGGCAAGTCCGAGGACGTCTGGGTGCCGCAGCGGACCGTCTGGTTCGCGAACGGGAACAACGTCATGATCGGCGGAGACCTGGCACGCAGGCTCTTCCTCTCGCGGATGGACGCGGAGCAGGCGCTGCCGTGGCTGCGGGAAGACTTCCAGCATCCGGACCTGATTGCATGGGTGAAGGCGAACCGCGGTCACATTGTGGCGGCGGCACTCATCCTCGGTCGTGCCTGGGTGCGGGCTGGCTGCCCTGAACCCGTAAAAATCGCGCCACTCGGAGGATATGAGGACTGGAGGAGGGTCGTCGGAGGGATCCTGGAGTATGCCGGCGCGACGGAGTTCATGGCGAACGCAATGGAGACCTTCCTTGAGGCTGACGTCGAACTCCGGCAATGGGAGGCGTTCTTGTCAGCGACTTTCGATGTGTTCGGTTCGACACCGTGGACCGTGGCAGAGTTGAAGATGCGACTGGACCGCGAGATAAAGGAAGTAACGACGTTCAAGATCCGGATCTCAGACGTGCTGCCTGACGATCTGGGGGCCGCGTTCTCCGACCCACGCCGATCGTTCTCGCATGTCCTCGGGCGGGCACTCGCCCGGCAGGACCGCCGCCGGTTCCCCTCGGGACTCATGATCGCACGCGGGCAGACGGTGAACAGGGCCGCTCAGTGGGTCATCGTACAGACGCAAGACGTCGATCCGAAACTCATAGACAAGGAGGTGCCGTGAGTATGACGCAGAC